GCGCAACATTAGTAATTTACAAACCATGATAAAAAACATTATAGACTTACTTCGACAATCAGAATTTTACGGTTGTTCAGAAAATATAGACATTGCAAAAGGGATTAATGAAGTTCCTAAAAGCACAAAGGATTCAATCAAAAAGATTAAAAGACAATTATCATGGAAAAGAAAGTAGTCCAATTAGAACTGGAAACAACGGGATTCGACCAAGTAGAACAACAAACGAAATCCTTAAAAGCTCAATTAAGGGAAGCACAAAATGAGGTCAATCAATTAGCTGAAAAGTTTGGAGCAACTTCAGCCGAAGCGGTTAAGGCAGCTAAAAGAGCTTCAGAGTTAAAAGATGCAATAGCAGACGCAAAAGATTTAACAGATTCCTTTAATCCTGATGCTAAGTTTAATTCATTAACTCGTTCTATTGGCGGTGCAATGGATGGATTTTCAGCTTTTCAAGGTACGCTAGGACTTATTGGAGTAGAAAGTCAAGACGTTGAAAAAATGATTTTGAAAGTACAGTCAGCAATGGCACTTTCACAAGGGTTGCAAGGGTTGATGGAAGCTAAGGATTCATTTAAACAATTAGGAGCAGTTATTAGCGATACTTTCAAAGGAATTAAAGGTGCTTTGTTAGCTTCAGGTATTGGGGCGTTTGTTGTTTTGTTGGGTACGGTTGTAGCTTATTGGGATGAAATTTCGGAAGCTGTAGGAGTTGCAAGTGCAGGTCAAAAAGCATACAATCAAACATTAGAACAATATACTGCAGGAGCAAAAGAAGCAATACAAGCAACTCAAAAAGTTTCAAATGCTTTTCAATCAGCAAAAGAGGGTACAATAAGCCAAGAAGAAGCATTATCAATTTATAACGAAACTTTAGGGGATTCATTTGGTAGAGTAAATAATTTAGCGGATGCTGAAAAACTTTACAATGATAAAGTTGAAGACTATCAAAAGGCAATGGCTTTAAGAGCACAAGCAAATGCTTTGTTTGAATTGTCAGCTCAAAAGGCTGCAGAAAAAATGACTTTATCTTTAGAAGACCAAACAACTTTTTTAGACAAATCAGTACTAGGTTTTAAAATGGCTTTTCAAGGAGCGGAAGAGGGCATAAAATTTTATGATCAGAAACAAAAACAAAGAACTAAAGAGGGCGAAAAAAGATTAGATAAAGAAATTGAATCTATTAATAAAGTTGCATTTGCAAGGCAGGACGAAGCAGAAAAAACTGAAAAAGCAAACGGTATTAAATCTGAAAGTGAAATTAAATTATCGAACGAAAGAAAAGCAAGAAATGATGAACATAGAAAGCAATTAGAGGAAGATAAAAACAATGCACTTGCAAATATTAAGGAACTTGAAAAAGAGTATTTAACTAGTTTAAAAAGTCAACAAGAACAAGAACTTCAGGCTGTAACAGAAAAGTATGCACAAGCGTTAAAAGATGCTCAAAAATATAAGCAGGATAGTACATTAATACTTGAAGCACAAGAAAAAGAAAAAAATGAAATCACTAAAAAATATTTAGACTTAGAAAATCAAATAATACTTGATGCAAAAAAACAAGCAAGGCAAAATGAAGTTGATCTAGAAAATGAATATTTACAAAAGATTGAGGATTTACAAGAACTAAATACTCAGGCAACAAAAACACAATACCAAAATCAAATTGATGCGGTTAATGAAAAATACTTTGCACTTGAAGAGGCGGCAAGGGGAAATGCAGAACAAGAAAAAATAATTGCAGAAGCAAAAGCAAGGGACATAGCAGTTATTGAAAAAGATGCGCTAGATAAACAGATGCAATTAGAACAAGCGCAAAAAACTGCAAAGTTTCAAATGGCCTCAGATGCTTTTGGTGCATTGGGAGATTTAGTTTCAGCATTTAGTGCAAACAATGAAAAAGATGCAAAAAAACAATTTCAAATAAATAAAGCGTTTTCATTAGGTCAGGCAATTATCAATACTGGTTTAGCAGTAACGGCTGCATTAACGGCTGGTGGAAATCCAATTAAACTTGCAACTGGTATGCAATTTGTTGAAGCAGGAATAGCGGCTACAGTTGGTGCTGCAAATATTATCAAAATTGCTTCGACTAAATTTCAAGGCGGTGGCGGTGGCGGTGGTGGAAACAATACAGCTCCACCAAGCAACGCAGGACAAACTGTAACAAGTAGCGCACCGAGTTTTCAGATAGTAGGAAACGCTGGTGCAAATCCTTTAGCTGGTTTGGGTGGCGCACCTATCAAAGCTTATGTTGTTTCGGCTGAAGTTACAACAAGTCAGCAATTAGACAGAAACCACGTTAAAAACGCAACATTCGGATAAATTAAAAGTCAATAGGTATGAATAAGAAAAAAATTATAGAATTAGTAATTGATGAAAATTCAGATAAGAACGGTATAAATGCTGTTTCGGTTGTTTTAAATCCAGCGATTGAAGAGAACTTTATAGCACTTGCAAAGCATGAAGTTGAACTAAAAGAGATAGATGCTGAAAAGCGTTTATTGATGGGTGCTTCTTTAATTCCTAACAAAGAGATTTTTCGTAAAGATGAGCAGGGAAATGAATTTTACATTTACTTTTCAGAGCAAACGGTAAGGAAAGCAAGTGAGATGTTTTTTCAAAACTCCAAACAAAATAATGCAACGTTAAACCACGATCAGAAAATTGAGGGAATGACTGTTGTTGAAAGTTGGATAGTAGATAATCCTGAAATGGATAAATCCAAAGAATACGGATTTAGTTTTCCAAAAGGAACGTGGGTTATTTCGATGAAAGTAGATAACGATGAAGTTTGGCAAGATGTAAAATTAGGCAAGGTAAAAGGATTTTCGATTGAGGGATATTTTATTGACAAACTAGATTTAAGTTTAGTGGAAAGTGATGAAGAAAAACAGTTGAAAGAAATAATAGAAATTTTAAAATCAATATAAAATGACAAAAGAACAAAAGATTATCAGTAACCTTTATGAAGCAAAGAAATTAGATTTAGCTTCGCACAAAGTAGATTTAGCGTTAATTGACGATGTAAAAAAAGCTTATGCTGAAGCTATCAATGCAAGAAAGAAAAGTTTAGATGCGTATTTAAACGTCCAAAAACAAGTACAAGCAGGTATTAAATTGCTTACTGAATTAAAAACAAGTAATGAACAATTTATTCCAGTTGTTGAAAGATTTGAAAGTGCTGCAAAAGGTTTAGGTATTGATGTGCCAAAAGAAATTTTAGACCAAAAGAAAAACATTCAGGACGGTTTAAAAGGAAATCTTTTGAACTATACTAAAACTTTACAGTCTATTAAATTCTAATTATGAAAACTAAAAGCAAAACAAGTCCTAAAAGCGGAAAGCGTGGATGCCTTTGTGATGACGGCACTTATAATTCAGAATGCTGTAATGGAGATTTACAGAATCAAGGAATAGGTAGTCCATTAAATCAAACTGTAAGCACTGTAGTTAACACTACACAGCCAGTTACAACGGTCCACACGCACTAAAAAGGTAACAAGTAATAAATACTTAAGTCTATTAATTATGAATGCAAAAGAAATCATAAATAAATTTAAAACTATTTTACAAATGGAAGTAAAATTAGAATCAATGCTTTTGGCGGATGGTCAAACGGTACTTGAGGCAAATAGCTTTGAGGCAGGTCAGGAAGTTTTTATCAAAACAGTTGATGAACAAATGATCCCTTTGCCAGTTGGAGATTACGAACTTGAAAACGGAATGATTTTATCAGTAACTGAAGAAGGAATGATAGCTGAAATCAAAGAAGCTGAAGTTGAAGAAGAAATGCCTGAAGCTCCTGAAGTAGAAGAAGAAGTTGAAGCGAAAGCAGAAGCTCCGAAATCAGCTCCAAAGAAAACAGTTGAAACAATGACTAAGGAAACGCATTTTTCAAGCGAAGCACTTACAGAATTGAAAGCGGAAATTGAAGCTTTAAAAACTGAATTAGCATCTATGAAAAAAGTTGAAGTTGAACTTGCAACTGAAGAAGTAGAGCCAAAGAAAATTGAGTTCAATCCTGAAAACAAAGTAGAGAAATCTAACTTTCAATACGGATCAGGTAAAATGGAAACTATTGAGGACAGAATAAGAAGAAAATTATTTAATTAACAATTTAAAATTTAAAAGAAATGCCAACAACAACATCAATTACTACCACGTATGCTGGTAAATTTTTGCAACAATACATCGCTACAGCGTTATTGTCAGCACCAACTTTGGACAAACAACTGGTTACAATCAAACCAAACATTAAGTACAAAGAAGTAATTAAAAAGGTCGCTACAGGTGGTCTATTGAAAGATGCGTCTTGTGATTTTACTGCTACTGGTTCGGTTACTTTGACTGAAAGAGTTTTAGCTCCAAAAGAATTACAAGTTAACCAACAACTTTGTAAAAAAGATTTCCATTCAGATTGGATGAGTGAAGAAATGGGAATTTCAGCATTCGATACATTAGCGCCAAGTTTCGCTGATTTTATCCTTGCTCGTTACGCTTCGCAAGTTGCTCAAGAAAATGAAATCTCTTTTTGGAGAGGTGTTACTGGAACTTCAGGACAATACGATGGAATTTGTACTCAAATTGCTGTAGATGCACTTTTACCAACAGCTCAAGAAGTTGCAGGAACGACTGTAACGTCTGCTAACGTACTTGTAGAGCTTCGTAAAATTGTAGCTGCTATTCCTGCAACTATTATCGCAAAAGAAGATACTTTCATCTATTTGCCAGTTAACATGTACTATGCTTATATCGCTTCTTTGGGTGGATTCGGTGCAAGTGGATTAGGTGCTAACGGTGTTGGTTCTAACGGTACAATGTGGTATTCAAACCAAGCTTTGTCTATTGACGGTGTTAAAATCGTATTGGCAGAGGGATTAGCTTCTAACGTTGCTATTGCAGGTCAAAAATCTAACTTGTATTTCGGTACTGGATTGGTTTCTGATATGAATACAGTAAAATTGATTGATACTTCTGAAACATTAGGAGATGAGAATGTAAGAATTGTTATGAGAATGACTGGTTGTGCTAACTATGGTTATGCAGAAGAGTTAGTAACATACGGTATTACAAATTCAGCTAACTAATATTAAATAACTGAATAAAAGGGTGGGTAAAATAACTCACCCTTTTTTATTTAAAATAACTTTTAAAAAATAGAAATTATGCCATGTGATTTAACATTGGGCCGTTTAGAGCCTTGTAAAGATAACGTAGGTGGATTGGATGCCATTTACTTTGTAAACTTCGGACAAGCACCGATGGAAAACATTACTATTGATGGTGATGACATTATTACAGCAGTAACTGGTGTTACAAACTTGTATAAATTTGAATTGAAAGGAACAAATACTTTCGATCAAGTTGTAAATTCAAGTCGAGATGCCGGAACTACATTTGTTGAGCAAACTTTGTCAGTTATGCTTAAAAACCAAGATTCAACTACACACAAACAAGTTAAGATGTTAGCTTATGGTAGACCTCAAATTGTGGTTAAAACTAGAACTAACAAGTTTTTCTTTGCTGGTATGGAGTACGGAACAGAGTTAACAACTGCTAACGTTGCGAGTGGTACTGCAATGGCAGACATGCAAGGTTATACTTTGACTTTTGTAGGAAGCGAAAAGAATTTATCTAACTTTATTGATTGTGCAAGTGAAGCTGAATTAGCTGTTGTTTTTGACGATGCAACTATTGTTACTGATTAATAAATCTTACTTTTATATTGAAGCGTATCTTATGGGTACGCTTTTTTTTTGAAACAAAATTAAGTTTTGAAAGTCTATTAGATATGATAGTTTTAGAAGAATCATTATTTAATCAAACATTTTCTTGCACACCAAGACAAAGCGTTTTTGACACGATAAGAGTATTTAGCGAAGCTGAAAATACAAGCGTGGATATTACAGAATTTACTTCGGTAGGGGTTGGATATTATTACGATGTTACAGCAATTTTTGATTTAAGGGAAAATTTTACTTACACTATCAAATTGCTCAATGAGGGCGAAGTAGTATTTTACGATAAGATGTTTTGTACAAATCAAAATATTTCAGATTTTAGCGTAAATAATAACGAGTACATACAAAGAGAATCAGCAAATAATTTCATAGTTATATGAGTGAATTAAATTCAAATATTAAAGTAATTGAACTTGCAAGTTACGAAGCTCCAAAGATTACAGAAGATAAAAAAAATGACTGGGTAACTTTTGGAGAAAGTAATTCGTATTTTCAATTTCTAATTGATAGATATAAAAATAGTACTACAAATAACGCTGTAATTAACAATATTACTAGATTGATTTACGGACGTGGTTTGAGTGCCTTAGATGCTTCGAGAAAGCCAAATGAATACGCTCAAATGATGAGTATATTTAATGCAAGTGAAATAAAAAAGATTGTAACAGATTTAAAGATTTTCGGACAATGTGCTATTCAGGTTTCAAAGAGCAAAGGGAAAGTTTTAAAAGCTTTTCACATGCCGGTACAATTATTAGCACCGCAAAAATGCGACAAATACGGTAAAATAAATAATTACTTTTATTCAGATAATTGGGAAGACGTTAAAAATTTCCCGCCTAAATTAATTCCAGCGTTTGGAACTTCAAAAGAAGATATTGAAATACTTTACATAAAACCGTATGCGGTTGGAATGAAATATTTTAGTTATTGCGATTATCAGGGTTGTATTCCATACGCAAAACTAGAAGAAGAAATTAGCGACTATTTAATTAATGAAGTTCAAAATGGATTTTCAGGAACGAAAGTAATTAATATAAATAGTGGATCTTATACTGAAGAGCAACAAGACGACTATTCTAGACAAATCTTAAATTCAGTAACTGGATCAAAAGGTAAAAAAGTTATTGTTTCTTTTGTTAGGAATCAGGAACAAAAAACTACTATTGATGACGTTCCTTTAAACGATGCACCACAACATTATCAGTATTTAAGTGATGAATGCCGAAACAAAATAATGGTTGGACATAACGTAACAAGTCCATTAATTTTTGGTATTACTTCAGCTAACGGATTTTCAAGCAATGCCGATGAATTAAAAAATAGCGTTGTTTTGTTTGATAATATGGTTATTCGACCAATTCAGGATTTATTGATTGAAGCGTTTGATCAGATTTTAGCAGTTAATCAAATTTCCTTAAAACTTTATTTTAGAACTTTACAGCCTTTGGAGTTTACAGATTTGGAAAACGCACAAAGTGCAGAGCAAGTAGCTGAAGAAACTGGAACGGAATTAAGCAAAGTAAATACGGAACTTGAAGAAATTATTAACCAAGCTGAAGAATTACAAGAGGGTTGGCAAATAGTTGATGAAAGAGATGTTGATATTGACTTAGAAGAAGAGTTAAACTTACAACTTATAAACGCTGAATTAAAACTAAGCGACAAAGGAACGTTTTTAAGCAAGTTAGTTAATCTAGTTAGTACTGGAAGTCCTAAACCAAATTTAAAGAGCACACAAGACAAAAAAGTTGGAGATTTAAAGTATTTTAAAGTTAGATATAGATACAACGGAAACAAAGCACCTGATAGGGATTTTTGTAAAGCAATGATGTCAGCTTCAACTAGACTATTCAGAAAAGAAGATATTGACGTGATGAGTTCAAAAGCAGTTAATCCTGGTTTTGGAGAAAACGGAGCGAATACTTACGATATTTTTAGATTCAAAGGTGGTGCAAGATGCCATCACAAATGGTCCAGAGTTACAATGATGTTAGACCTTACAAAAATGGAAAAAGGTTACCAAGACATAGGAACTAGAAGTGCAGAAATTAAAGGATACAAAATAACAAATCCTTATGAAGTTTCTATTTATCCTAACAATTTACCTTTAAAAGGTTTTAGCCCAAAGAATAAAAATTTACCTAGCGACGTAAAATAATGGCAAAGATATTACTTATAGAACACACCGACATTGTAAAGTTTACAGCTATGAATGGAAACGTTGATACTGATAAATTTATTCAATACGCTTTGTATGCTCAAGATACGCACATTGAAACGTATTTAGGCACTCGATTATTACAAAAAATACAAGAATTAATTGAAACCGGAGATATTGATGAAATTGAATTCGAAACATATAAAAATTTACTTAGTAATTATATTAAACCGATGCTTATTCATTGGGCGTTTGCTGAATATTTACCTTTCAGCGCTTATACCATAGCTAACAAAGGCGTTTATAAACATACAAGCGAAAACGCTCAAAATGCTGAAAAAAATGAAATAGATTATTTGGCAAGTAAAGCAACTTCAATGGCGCAACATTATACTGATAGGTTTATTTCACACATGAATTTTTATAGTAATTTGTTTCCTGAATACGATACAAATTCAAACGGAGATGTTTATCCAAATTCAAACTCAAACTATTTAGGATGGATTCTGTAAAAAAACCAAAACAGTACAAGCCAAAAGCTGAAAATGTTAAGAAGCTGATTATTTACTTGAATAAGCAAAAGAAAAATGACTGAGTTTTACGATATAACTACAGATTTAAAAAACGCTTTAATCGCTTCGCCTTTTGTGAATACAGTTACAACTGGTGGACTTGAAGATGTGGATTTAAATAAGAAAACTATATTTCCACTTTCGCATATTATAGTAAATTCAGCAGTTCCTAAATCTCAAACAGTTTCTTTTAATATTTCCATTATAGCAATGGATATTGTAGATGAGAGCAAAGATTCAACTGTAAATATATTTGTGGGAAATGACAATGAGCAGGACGTTTTAAATACACAATTTCAGGTCCTGAATAGATTATACCAACAAATGTTTCATGGGCAATTATTCAGTGATTTAATTCAAATAATTGGCGATCCTACATGCGAACCTTTTACTGATAGATTTGAGAATAAGTTAGCAGGGTGGACCATGACTTTTGATGTTGAAATTCCAAACGAGATGACTATTTGCGGTGGAGCTATTCCTGCAGGAACTTGTTTAGATGCAACTGTAAAAAATTCAGATAACAGTTATACGGAATTAGTTGCAAGTGGTGGCACTTTGGTTTTACCTGATACAACATATAATTTTATTATAAACGGAGTTACAACTAGCGAAACAGTTGCAAGTTTAGATTCAAACACATTTAATATAGTATGGCAATAATAGATATTAACATAGCTACTCCAACGTTGGACGAAGTTACAACAAGCGGAAACACAACTTCAAATGATATTCAATTTGATGCTACTAAAGGTATTTTATTTAGTAACGATTCAAAACTTAGAGAGGGTACAATAGATGCTCAAACTGGTGGAGGTAAAGGAATAGCGCAAATTTGTGGCGTTGGTTATGAGTTGAAATGGGAAGCTGGTAGTCAGTATGTAATGGACGGAAACGGCACTTTAATTCGTGAAGTAAACCATAAATTTAATATATTTCCTGGTGAATTTCAAGATTCTAGTTTAGGTTTTTATGTTGGTTCGAGATGGATATTAGATAACGGAGATATTTATGTTTGTACAGATAGCACTGTTGATAATGCGGTGTGGGAAATAGTGCCAAATGCTGATTGGAACGCAACAACTGGATCAACTGCAATAGCAAACAAACCAACTATTCCTACAATACCTACATTCACTCCGATGCCGTTTAAACAGAACGTAAATGTTACGCATACTGGAACGACTGCAAATACTATTGTGGCAAGTTATTTAATTACTGCAGGAACTTTTCAAAGTAACGATTTTTTAAGATTTGTTGCTGCAATGACTACAACAAATAACGCAAATGTTAAGACCTTGCGTGTTTATCTTAATTCAAGTATTTCATTAACGGGTGCAACTTTGATAGCAACTAGGTTGTTGACTTCGTCAACTGGTGCTGGAATGGCAAGAGATTTAGTTTTTAAAAATAGTTTAACATCTCAGGAAATTGTAATCGTTACGAATAGCGTTGGAGATAATGAAAATAGTGCAAACGTTGGGGTTACATCTTTATCGGTTAATTTTGGTGCAAATCAATATTTTATTGTTGCTGTAGAGTTAGCAAATTCAACTGATAGTGTTAATTTAAATAGTTTACGAACAAATATTTTTAGATAATGATAGTTATAAAAGCAATATTAGACAATGATTGTTTAAGACCTGAGACTAGTTTATCAGTTGAACAAATGGAAACAGTTACAAGCGTATTAAGCAACGGAAACGAGTATATTTATTATCAAGGCGATGAGCCACAAATTACAGAGTAATGACAGAAATAGTAAAAATATTTAAGAATTACGGCAGTTTGGGGGTGCTTACTGTTTGGCTGTTAATTACTAATAATCGAGTTGATAAATTAGAAATGAAATTAGAAGCTTGTAACGAGTCTAAAATAGATATTTTAAGAAATAAAGTTAGTCAGCACAAAGAAAATAAATTGCCTTTATTAGCAATTATTACGCAACAAATATCAATTAAAAACAATGAAGATGAAGAATGTTGAAGAAATGGATTTATTGGAACGCTTAAACGCACCAACTCCAAAAAGAAACAAAAGAATAGGTCAAATTTTTACAGCTATTGGTGTAATTGCAGGAACGATATTAACTGCAGGAGTTGTAACAGCTCCTTTAGGTATTACAATACTTACAATCGTTACGGCTGTGAGCGGTGGGGTTGCAGTTTTTAACGGTCAAAAAGTCGAAGAGTAAATCTCTTCATGTACATTGATACAAAATTAAAATCATGGTTGAGAAAATTGGTAAGAATGTACACAAAATAAGTTTATCTGGCGAGTACAACGAGGTTGCTTTACTTTCAGATTTACACTGGGATAATCCTAAATGCGATAGAGTACTATTAAAAAAGCATTTAGATCATTGTTTAAAAAATAACATTCCTGTAATTATAACTGGCGATATTTTTTGTTTGATGCAAGGTCGAGGAGATAATCGAAGAAACAAATCCGACATTTTACCGGAACACAATAATTTTAAATATTTAGATTCTATTGTTGAAACGGCTGTTGAGTGGTTTACACCTTATATAAGCGTGTTAAAAGTTATCAGCTATGGTAACCATGAAACTGGTATAATTAAGTGGCAGGAAACGGATATTTTGCAACGCTTTGTTGATTTGTTAAACATGACTACTGGAGCTAACGTTCAAGTTGGTGGTTACGGTGGATGGATTGTTTATGAAATTACAAATAGAAGAAACTCAAAAGTAAGTTTTAAACACAAATATTTTCATGGATCAGGCGGTGGAGGTATTGTTACCAAAGGAGCAATCAATTTAACGAGAGCTTTGGAAACTTACGAGGGTTTTGATTTGTTCAGTATGGGACATATTCACGAAAATAGCTGCAGGAATGATAGCAGAGAAATCTTATACATGAATACTACTGTTACTGAAATTCGATTGAAACAAATACACCATTGCATTACTGGAACGTACAAAGAGGAATACGGAGATGGTTCTAAAGGGTGGCACGTTGAACGTGGCGCACCGCCAAAACCTTTGGGCGGTCGTATCTTAATGTTAAGCGTTAAGCGCACAGGAGATAAAACGCATAAAAATTTAGATTCAAAAGGTTTTCCAATTTAGACTAATATATTAGTCAAAAAGGGTTTATTTGAGTAAATTAGCTAATATATTAATCAAAAAAAAATGGCAAAAATAATTTTAGAATTCGATTCATGTGAAGAGCAAGACGAAGCTAGGACGGCACTAGATGGTTATAAGTGGAAATTAGCCGTTTGGGACTTAGACCAAAAGTTGCGTGGCGTTGTTAAGTACGAATCAAGTATTCTTGAATATAGCGATAAAGCGTCAAATGCAGAAATAGAAGTAGCTGATGCGGTACGTTTAGAAATTAGAGAAATTTTAAATAGTTACGGTTTAAATTTAGATTAAATGAGCAACGTAAAAAATTACACCGATATTGATTTATTGGAAAAAGTCAAAACGCTCAAAGGTTTCAAAGGTATTCCTGAAACTTACTGGATTTTAGCAGTTCGGTCAAATGAAGATGAAACGGATAAATTCGATGATAAATTATATTTATTTCGTGGCTCAAAGTTTGTCCTGGTGACTTCATGCACAACTAACAAAGGAAATAAAGGTACTGGCGTTGTTTGTGCGAATGTATGGAACTACGGAGCGTATGTTATAGGTAAACATAAAGGCAAAGTAAAGGCGGGACTTCAAAGAGTGGGTTTTGAATATCGTAGGGACTTCACAAACGACGGCAAAACAAATCCAACGAGTGAGGTTAAGACTGATATTCGGGGTTTTAATTTTCATCCAGCAGATCATGACATAAACCGTAATGTTGTAAAGAAAAATATCGGGGGTTGGAGCGAGGGTTGCATTGTCTTAAACGACATACCTACATATTTGAAAGTAATTAATTTATTAGAACCACAAAAGATTTGGTCAATGGTAATTGTTGACGAATTTTAATTATCTTTGCTTAACTTTTTTCATAAATACTAAGTTTTTAGTTTTCGTTTAGGTACATTAAAGCACTTCGCAAGGGGTGCTTTTTTATTTTCCGTTCATCCTTGATATTTTCCGTTCATCACAATTTTACTATTTAATCAAAATTGAGTTTGTAGATTTGCGTTATAGTTAGCCAAAACTATTAAAAAACTGGAGTTTTGGCACAGTTTAAATTAATTAAAAATTAAAAATTATGAACGAAAACAAAATTTATTTGGCAATTTGGGTGTTACACGCAGTAGTATTAATCACTTTATGTTTTATTTAGTATGGACGATTTCCCAATATTAAAAATGAAAGACACGCTCAAAGAAATTGAGCGCCGTTTAAGCGACAAAATCGAAGCAGACAATCCACGCTTTGCCGATGAAATTCAGCAAGACGAATTAAAAGTAAAGCAGTTGAAACGATCAATAGCTATTTTAGAATCAAATAAATATTAAGATGGACGAAAGAGATTACAGAGCAATGAATGCAGAACTAAAAAATCAAACAGCAGTTGAGTGGTTATTTAATAACCTATACAATAAAGACACTATAAATGATTGCACATTAAGAGCCTTTGAACAAGCAAAAAAAATGGAGAAGCAACAGATAATTGATGCTTTTGTTGACGTTTCAAAAGCTAATTGTGAAACATTTAAAATTCCATTTACAAATAAGGATGAAAAAGACTTTACCGTAATTGCAGAAAATTATTATCAAGAAACTTATAAAAAATAGTATTTTATTAAAAGTAATTTACTATATTTGCACAAACGAAAATTAATTATTTATGGAAAACAAAAAAGATCATTTTAGAAAAGTGTACAAAAGCGATCATTTAGGGGTTGCTGATTTGGAAGATTTTAGAGAAAATAATATTTCTTTGATTTTCACAATCAAACAAGTTAAGCAAGAATTTAATGTTTCTGTTGCTGGTAAAAAAGGCGATTTTAATATTGCTTATTTTAATGAAAGCATTAAACCTTTAGTTTTAAATGCTACAAACTCAAAAATATTAAAGGGGTTTTCAGTTGGTAAAAGTCCATACGTTCAAGACTGGGTAAACATTCCTGTTGAATTGTATATTGATTATTCAGTAAAGATGAAAGGCGATATAGTTGGGGGTGTACGAATTTCTCCAGTGCAGCCTAAAATTCAAGTAAAAGAAAAACCATTTTTTACTGAAGCTAATTTTGAAAAGGCAAAAATCGCAAATGCAACAATCGATAAAATCAAAGAGGTTTATCAAATAACAAATGAAGTTGAACAAAAATTTATTGAGTATGTCAAAGGAAATTGAACAAAGAACAGACGAATGGTTTAATCAAAGATTGGGACGTTTTACAGCGTCCCGAATTGACGAACTGATGGGCGTTAAAGGATTAGGATTAACTGGCGAAGATTACGCATTTCAGAATGCTTGTGAGGTTGTATTCGGACGTAATGAAGAGGAAAGTTTTACTTCATTTGACATGCAACGAGGAATCCAATTAGAGCCGTTAGCACTGGCAAAGTTTAATGAAGTAAATCAATTTAATTTCATCAAAGCAGAAACAGCTAGTTTTTTCCCATTTGGGGAACATGCTGGGGCAAGTCCAGACGGTTTAATTGGTAGTGATGCGATTTTAGAAATCAAATGCCCACGCCCAAATAAATTTTTTAAGATCGTAGAAAAAGGAATTTCCGCAATAGATAGATTATACATTAATCAAATGCAAATGCAAATGCTTTGCACAAATTCGCAAAGATGCCATTTCTTTAATTATATTATCTATAATGGTGTTGAGATGTGGCACGAACTAATAATCGAGCGTGACGAGGCTATAATCGACAAAATAAAAGAACGTATTGATATTGCAGTTGAATTGAAACTACAATTTATCGAATCGTTAAAAAGTAATATTCAATTTGAATTAAATTAAAATAAAGTAAATATGAGTGCAATTATCCAAATGTCGATTGATGTAACAAAGATTGACAAATCAAAACTTAAAGACGGAAAATACTTAAATGTAAGTATTTCAGTAAACAACGAAACGAAATTCGATAATAACGTTTCAATGTGCTACAATCAAAGCAAAGAGGAGCGTGAATCTGGCGCAAAGAAAACCTACTTTGCTAATGGTAGGGTAATTTGGACGGATGGCGTTATTAAAG